AGTAGGATGGCAAGCATTCGCTGAAGAATTAAGCTTTAGAGAAAACGCAGAATGTCCTGATGGATTTGAACATCAAATGCCAGATGGATCTTATATGTGCGGTAAAGAACATGGATACGAAGAAATATCTGATGAAATACTCAAATTAATGTATAGTGATGAATTCGGTGAATCCTATGATCCTGAGAACACTATTACTATTGATGTTTCTAAAGAACAATTTAGTACTATTGGTTCCTACTTAAAAGGACTGGTTGGATTAGATATCTTATCAACTAGTGGAGTTCCTGAAGATGATGAAGGAGTACTTAAATATAGATACAGTGGGCCAAGTGCAGAACGTAATTTCTGTAAGGCAATGCTAAGAGCTAATAAAGTATACACTAAAGAAGAAATTGAGCAAATGAGTAATTCTATTAATACTGGATTTCGTGGAGGACACGGAGCTTATTCAATATTTGATTTTAAAGGAGGAATTCAGTGTAAGCATTTTTGGTCTCAAGTAAGAGTATTTAAAGGAACTAATGGACGTGCAGTATTTGTAGATGAAGGACGTGCTAGTGGAGACGCTGGACAAGCTGCATCTATTTCTAATAACTATTGGGCATTTAGCGAAGATGATAAACAAATCATAACTGGTCCAAGTATGGTACCCAATCAGTATATTTTACGTAAAGACGAGCAAGGTAATCCATTTCATGTATTCTTTAGTGAAGAGACAATAGAGAAGATTGCTGAGAAGTTCTTCGCTAACTCTAATCACAACAATACTGATATTAATCATAACGGAGATCTAGTACAAGAGAACACACTACTTGAATCATGGATTATAACTGATCCTGCTATGGATAAATCTACAGCAATGGGATTTGATTTACCAAAAGGGTCATGGATGGTAAGCATGAGGGTGAATAACAAAGAAACATGGAATAAAATAAAAAGTGGAGAACTTTCGGGATATTCTGTTGAAGGAAGCTTTTTAGAAAAACTTATAAAATGATAAACGAAACAAAGGATAGCATAACGAATACAATAACAATTATGGGAACAGGATCAGTAGTAATGGGGGTAAGTGAATGGTTAACTTTAATACTTCTAGTAACTGGTATTGTTTTTAATATTGTTAGAATAGTCGAGATCAAAAGAAAAAGAAAAGGGTAGCTACAACTACCCCTTTCCTGTCAAGGTTATAAAAATAGATATTTTATTTATGAGGTGCAATATTCCTCGGGTTAAAATTAATTTATCTATCATGTATTATACTCACTAAAGACAAAATGTTTCACGTTTTTGTCAATAATTCACTTCTCTATATTTATATATATGTTGGACAAACCAACAGAATCAAAAAAACACTTTAACATATGAACGTAACTGAACTAGTGTCTAGGATAAAAGTAATGTTATCTAAAGACACAATGGAAGTTGTTAAGCAGAAGTTTGTTGACGCGGAATTGGTGGACGGTACTAAAGTACAAACAGAAGGAGAACTAGAAGTAGGTTCTATATTATCTGTTGTTGCTGAAGACGGAACACTAACTCCTGCTCCCGCATCACTTCATGAAACAACTGAAGGTTTACTAATTACTGTAGGTGAAAATGGAGCTGTAGAAGCTATTGAAGAACCAGCAACTGATGAAGTTGTTGAGGAAGAAGTAGTAGAAGAAGCTCTAGAAGAAGTAAGCGTAGAAGTACCAGTAGCAGATGAATTAGTTCCTGCAACTGAAGAACTTTTAGCTGGTATCGCTGATATTATTGCTCCTTTCACTGAAGAAATTGCAACCTTAAAAGAAGAAGTAGTAGCTCTTAAATCTAAGTTCTCTGAATTTAGCAACGAACCTGCTGCAAAACCTATTAAAAGAACCTTTGCAGAACAATCTGCAGCTAAAGAAGTTGTTGCAATGGCAAGACTTGAAAGATTAGCACAAATTAGAAATTCAAAAAAATAACAAAAAAACCAAAATTATCATGGCATTAGATTTAACAGGATTAAGCGTATGGACTCAGGAGAATACTGACCTTATCGCTACCGCAATTTTAAACACAGACGCATTAGCACATGTATCTGTAAGAAGTGGAGTATCAGAAGGTACTTCATCAATTAACTTATTCTCAGCTGATTTTGCTGACGCAGCTAGAGCTTGTGGATTCACAGCTTCAGGGAATTTAGTATTCGATCAACTACCAATAACAGTTGGAGATCGTCAAATCAAGCAAGAAGCTTGTCCAGTAGAATTACGTTCTTATTGGATGGCACAACAAATGAATCCAGGAGAAGCTGGTAACGAAATGTTACCATTTGAAGCTGAAATTGGACAGTATTACATGGACGGAGTTTCTAAGAACATCGAAGATTTCGTTGGTACTTCATTAGTATCTGAAATTACTGCTGCTAACGGTGCTGCTGTACCTGCAGGTGCTGCCGCTTTAACTGTAGCGAATGCAATTGATCAGCTAAATGACTTATATGACGCATTAGATGCTAGAGTTCAAATGAGAGACGATGTAGTTTTCTTAATGTCTCCAGCTAACTACAGAATTGCTGTAAGAGCAATGGTTGCTGCTGATTTAATTCACTACAACTTCGCAGACGGACAAAACGATGTATTCCTACCTGGAACTAACGCAAAAATCGTTAAGTCTTCTGGTATTACTGGAGCTTCAATCGTTGTATTCCCTAAAGCTTACGCAATCTTTGCAACAGGTTTAGAAGGAGAAGAAAACTTCAGAATGTTTTATGATGAAGGAGCTGATGTAGTTAAGATTACTGCATATTACAGAAGAGGACTTGCATGTTACTCTATCGATCAGTTAGCTACTAACGGATTATAATAAAAACTAAATGAGGAGTTGCTTATGGTGACTCCTCTTTAACTAATTTAAAAAAAACAATATAACATATGAGTTGCGCAAACATCACAGCTGGATGGACTAATGATTGTAGAGATTCGCAAGGAGGTATAGAAAGTTTCTATATCGCGAATGGACCAGTTCAGTCTATTACAGAAACCGCTGGAAATATTACAGCTATTACTGTTGCTGGTGCACCTTTGGTACCTGGAGACTTTTTTGAGTTCCAAACACCAAGAGCTGTATCATCAATTACTGAAACAACAACTGCCTCGTTAGAAAATGGGACAGTGACATACGAACAAGTCGCTACTATTATAGCGAACAAAATGACTGCAGAAAAAAGAAACCAATTACTTCTTTTAGCAGAAGCTACTACCCTAGTTTTTGTCGCTAAAGATAATAATGGAATCTACTGGAATTTAGGAACCCTTAGAGGTGCTTACTTAACTGCTGCTACTGGAACTACTGGTGCAGGATTTGCAGATAGAAATGGACTTGAATTAACTATTAATGGAATGGAAAAACAACCAATGTTTACGGTTGATGCTTCTATCGTTGTAGCATAATTACTCTAGAAAGACAAGAAAAGGGACTTAATAGTCCCTTTTTTTATGCGATTTGGATTGGATCTTTAAAATTATGATCCATGTATATAGCTTTATTCATAGGCCATTTGCGACTTGCAACATAGAGACCATTTTCTAGTCTTCCCCATTCTATAAGTTTACTATTAACTATCATACTAGGTCTATAATAAGCGTACTTACATGTAACAGACTCCCTAGTGGCCACCCATTGACTCCACTTAAAGATTTTATTATCTATACTATATTTTATGTCTGGAAAAATACCATACTCGAATGACACACGAGCAATATTACTAAGCATCCAGTTAATATGTTGTGGATTATTAGGTCCTATTATAGTTGCATCAATATCGAAAGTCAACCATGATTCAATTACTCCACCGTAAATCCAAAATTCATAACCTATTAAATAAGGTTTTACTGCTTTAAACCACGCTTTAAATAGCGGGTCTTCTAAATTAATGATCCCGTTCCACTCTGCGCACGAATAATCACCATATTCTATTAATTTCTTCATACTATTACAACTTTTGACAAATCTATATTTAATATATATAACAATATTATAACTTATATGACTATAAACATTATAGAAAACCAAGCGACATTTAATGTTGCAATTAATATACCAAATATTCTTGAGAATACTCAATTTGAAGTGTTCTCACCTTACTCAAATACTGTATTGTTTATTTTACCTGCAATATTAGTAGAGAGTAATAATAGGTATTCATTATTTACAGTAGCTATACCAACTGATTTTTGGAATAATCATTATAATGGTATGTATACTTATAATGTATATCTTGGAGCAGAAACTTTAGACTCAGGTTCTTTTAAACTAATAACAAAACCAGGAGGAGATATGGGTACAGTACCTCATGTTTCTAACAACGAAAATAGAGAAGCACAAGTCGTGTTTAGATCAAACTACTAATTATGGAAGAAAACAAATATTCAATACAAACAGGTCAATTTGCTACAATAGAAGTACCTGAAATTAAAGAAGTACGTGGAAAAGAATACTACTACTACGGAAAAAAGAATCTATTTCCAGAAGCTCTAATCGGTCTTTTTGATAACAGTGCAATGCATCATGCATGTGTCTTAGCTATTAAAGATGGAATTATTGGAGAAGGAATAGAACTAATTGGTGATGAGTATATCAACCAAAAAGGAGAAACTATTAATGATATCTTTGAGAAGATTAGTTTAGACTATACTCTTTTCAATGGATATTCCTTAAATCTAGTTTGGAATAAAGGTGGAGATAAAATTGTAGAAATATATCATTTACCTTTTGATAAAGTTAGAGCTGGATTACCAAATGAAGAAGAAGAAGTCGAAGAGTATTTCTATTCTGGAGATTGGAGTAACTTAAGAAAGTATCCACACACTGCTTATAAAGCATTTGATATTACT